TTCAGAGCAGACAGGCGCAAGTGCTGCGGCACTTTCAGGCTTTGCACCCGTGGCCACTATTTCAGGCACGGCCATGGAGGCAATTGGCGGCAATCTCGCCAAACTTTCCAAAGGCTTGGCAGGTGTTGATGATGAGACTGCTGGGGCAACGAAGGCGCTGCAGTTTTTAGGTATTCGCGCAAAAGAAGCCAGTGGAACTTTGCGTGATCCTGCAGAGGTCATGAATGATGTCGCGCTCAAATTGGCGGAGTTTGAGGACGGTGCTGGAAAAACCGCAATTGCAATGGAGCTCTTTGGAAAGTCGGGGGCCACCATGCTCCCGTTCCTTAAAGATTTGGCTGAAAACCAAGACCTAAACATTCGCTTAACGGCTAAGCAAATTGAGGAGGCAGACAACGCCTCCAAGGCAATGGGCCGCATGAGAGCAGAGTCGAATTTCGTTGCTCAGACTTTGGTGACGGCGGCAATTCCTTCAATGTCCGTTTTGACACAAGAACTCAAGCGTGTTTTTCTGGGAACAGATAACGCAGTTGAGGGAATTCAGCGCATGCGCGCTGAAGGTACGCTGACCAACTGGGCAGAGAAAACGGCCTATGCGATTGCCGTCGTTATTGATGCACTTCGAGGTATTGGCCACACAATCAAATCGGTCATCGGCAGCTTTTCTGCTGTTTGGGCCGATATTGAATTGGCGGGAACATTCTTGGCGGGGGGTAAAGGGCTCAATCCTTTTTCAGATGAAAACCGTTCTCGCTTGCAGGCAGCGCTTGAAAAGCGCAATGCCATCGTGGCGCAGTCCAACCAGAACTACGTTGAGCTCTGGGATATGCCGCTTTTGGCAGATGCGGTAACTAAACGATTTGACGAGATCCGCAAAGGTTCGGAGGCTTCCAACGCAGCCATTCAGGCAGCCGCTCCCAGAAAGCAGTTGAATTACAGCACTGCGACTGGCGCTGTTTCGGCCAATGCAATGGCCGGAATAGACAGCGAGATTAAGCGTCTTCAGGGGCAGGTGGATGTCGAAAGTGCCATCCTCAAGGACAGGCAAAGAATCATCGACCTCTACGAAAGTCAGGGCTACCTGAGCTTTAAAGAAGCAAGTGAGGCGCGCCTGGCTGCGCAAGAAGACTTCACGGAAAAGCTTCGTGCACTGTCTGCAGATGAAGAGACGATCTTGCGCAGAGGCCTAGAGACAGTCGCTAAGACCACCCAAGACAAACTTAAGCTTCAGGATCGTCTGGCTGAAATCACTTTAAAACGGCAAAGACTAGAGCGTGAAGCTCAACAGTCGAATTTGGAGCGCCAGATTCGGTTGCCTGGCGAGTCGATGAAGGATCTGCAAGAGCAAGCAGCCCGAGGGCTTGGGGAGCTTCGTGCGGTTGAAGAGCAAATAAAAACTTTGCGTGAAACGGGCGCTATCAGTGAACTGAAATCATTGCAGCAACTGGCAACGGCACGCCAAGAAAGTGGTCTTCAATTGTCAGCGCTTGCTCGACAGGCACGTGAATTGGCTGAGGCAGCGCCTGGTAACGAAAAGCTAGCAGATGCCCTCAGAAAAATTGAGGAAGCGGCTCGACAGGCAGCCGATGGCGCATCTCTTTTGACTTTACGCGTCAAGGAACTGTCTGATCCGGAAGCTGGCTTTGCCAAGGGCCTGCGCTCTGTTGCCGAAGAGGCCGAGCAGGTTGGCAAGCAAATGGAGTCAGCCACCACCCGAGCATTTAACGGGATGACCGATGCTTTGGTGAACTTTGTGATGACCGGCAAGCTTGATTTCAGAACCTTGGCAAACTCCATCATTTCTGACTTGATCAGGATTCAGATTCAGAGGGCCATCACACTGCCCCTGGCCAACGCCATGGCCGGGTTTTTTGGTTTTGCCAGCGGTGGTGTCATGACTTCTGCAGGTCCAACTGCACTGCGCAGTTATGCCAGCGGGGGTATTGCCAACTCACCTCAGTTAGCCCTTTTTGGTGAAGGCTCTCGCCCAGAAGCCTATGTACCGCTGCCTGATGGTCGTTCAATTCCCGTAACCATGAGTGGGGCTGGGGGCGGTGGGGATGTCTTCAACATTTCCGTCAGTTTGACTGACTCAGGTGCATCTAGCCGTGGTGATGACCCAGGTGGGCGCGATTTAGGCCGCGCTATAGCAAGTGCAGTGCGGCAAGAACTCCTTGCGCAAAAACGTGCCGGTGGCCTGCTTGACGGTCGCAGGGGGGCGTAAATGGCCACATTTACTTGGACTCCTTCTGTTGGTGCCAATTTGTCAATGCGTCCCACAGTGCGCCGTGTCTCCTTTGGTGATGGCTATGAACAGCGCTTGGGATTCGGAATCAATACACAGCCGCAGGTGTGGTCGCTGGAGTTTCGCGGACGCACCAGTAGTGATGCCGTAGCAATCGACAACTTTCTTCGGGCTCGTGGTGCAGTCCAGGCCTTTGATTGGACGCCTCCAGGTGGATTGCCTGCCAAGTTTGTTTGTGATGAATGGAGTCGTTCCGTGGACGAGCCAAATATTGAATCTGTCCGAGCAACTTTTAAGCAGGTATTTGATCTCTCATGACTGCTGTCGCCATCTCTTCGGAAATCCAGAAGCTCGCACCCAGTAGTGTCATTGAGCTGTTCGTTTTGGATCTGGCGATCTTTGGACAGGGGCCAGTGCGCTTTCATGCAGGTACAAATGCGTTGCAGCAGCGCGTGGTCTGGCAGGGGAACGCCTACGAAGCATTTCCAATTGAGGTCGAGGGGTTCGAGTTCAACGGCAATGGCCAGGTGCCAAGGCCGCGTCTGCGCGTGGCGAACGTCACTGGAGCCATTACGGCGCTTGTACTGACCTATCAGGACTTGGTGGGTGCCAAGATCACACGCAAGCGAACGCTTGCCAAATACCTTGACGCAGTTAATTTTTCCGGTGGATCAAACCCAACTGCTGACCCTTTGGCGGAGTTTGCCGATGACATTTATTACGTGGATCGAAAGTCGCGTGAGACTAGAGATGTTGTTGAGTTCGAACTCGCGGCTTCATTTGATCTTGAGGGCGTAACTTTGCCGCGCAGGCAGATCGTTCAAAACGTATGTCCCTGGCGTTACCGGGGATCTGAGTGTGGCTACACAGGCTCAAATTATTTCAACGCTAACGATCAGTCGGTAGTTTCAAGCATTCAGGATATCTGTGGCAAGCGATTGGCTTCATGCCAAGTGCGGTTTGGACAAAACGCTGAGCTTCCATTCGGCGGTTTCCCCGCAGCTGGGTTGATTCGTTGATGCAAAGCGAGAACCAGTCTCTGGCAATGGATCACGCCCGCGAGGAGTATCCGCGCGAATCTTGTGGCTTGCTTGTGATCCGCCGTGGCCGTGAGGTGTATGTGCCTTGCCGAAACATCGGCGTGGGCACCGATCAATTCGTTATTCATCCCGAGGACTTCGCACAAGCTGACTCAAGGGGGCAGATCGTAGGCGTGGTGCACAGCCATCCGGGCTTACCTCCGACAGCGAGTCAGGCCGATCGCGTGGCTTGTGAAGCCAGTGGTTTGCCTTGGCACATCATCAGTTTTCCCAGTGGTCAATGGGCGCAAATTCAGCCTTCTGGCTATGTCGCACCGCTTGTGGGGCGTGAATGGTCTCACGGTGTTCTTGACTGTTACGCGTTACTGCGGGACTGGTTCCAGTCGGAGCGTGGGGTTGTGCTTCCAAACTTCGTGCGCTTTGATGATTGGTGGAAACGTGGTGAGAACTTGTACATCGACAACTTCGAAAAAGTAGGTTTTACGCAAGTCAAGTCAGAGGAAATCCAAATGGGCGATTGCATCTTGATGCAGGTTGCTTCGCCTGTTCCCAATCACGCTGCCGTCTATCTCGGGGATGGACTGATCCTGCATCACTTGCAAGGACGTCTTTCCAGCCGCGATGTTTACGGTGGGTACTGGCAAAAAGTTACAACGCACGTCATTCGATATGGTCACAGTCATACTTCTCGGTGAACTCGGACGCAGCTTTGGGCGCAGGCATACCCTTGCCATTTCATCAGCCGCAGAAGCGATTCGCGCGCTTAGTGCCAACTTTCCTACCTTTGAGCGGGAGTTGGTTGCCTCCGGTGAACGCG